ATGAGTTCATTTACTACCTCTACTGGAGTTAAAGTAATAGCCGATACAGTCGGAACAGAACAGCGTGGTTCAATCCAAGAGGAAAAACGCCCTGACCTAATCTGGTTTGAAGATATTGAGAGCAGAAAGACTTTAAGGAGTGCTAAGACCACTAAGGCTATCTGGGATAATATGGAAGAAGCTAGGACTGGTCTATCAATTAATGGAGCTTGTATCTATACCTGTAACTATATCTCAGAGCTAGGTAATGTCCATAATTTAGTATTAAAGAAAGACGATAGAAATATAGTAGAGATAATCCCAATCATAACTGATAGCGGAGAGATAACCTGGCCAGATAGATACTCAAAGGAAGATATTGACCAGATGAAGCTAGATGATGATGATTTTGAAGGGGAAAAATTGTGTAAACCAAGTGCCTCAAAAGATGTCTTGTTTGACCGAGAGAAGCTAGACGAACAGAAAGAGAAGCAACCAATCAAAGAGATAGCTGGATTTAAGATTTATCACGAATACGACCCAAGTCATAGATACGGAAGTGGACACGATGTATCAGGTGGAGTAGGATTAGATAGTTCAACCTCGGTATTCATAGACTTTGATGTAGTTCCTGCTCGTGTAGTCGGTGTCTGGGCTAATAACAACACTAAACCAGATGTCTTTGGTGATGAGATATTAAGAGAATCTGAATACTTTGGTAATCCAATATGTGCTATTGAAAAGAACAACCACGGACACGCTACAATCGCCAGAGCTAAACAACTGGGAGTAAACCTATTCAAGACACCTTTAAGCGATACAAAGGTCTTAGAAGGCCAATCAACCGAGTATGGCTGGCACACTAACGCATTAACTAAGTCCAAGATGATATTTGCTCTAGTCAAAGCTTGTAATGATGGCTTGCTAGAACTGTCAGATTGTGGTATAATAAGAGAAGCAAAGGGATATACCCGAAATGATGTAATAGACAAAGAAGAAGACCCCAGATTAACTACCAGACACTTTGACCTTTTAATTGCTACTGCTATCGCTTGGCAAATGAAAGATTATGCCGAGGTATCAAGGGAAAACATAGAAATAGACTGGGAGAGTATAGAATCTAAACCAACTCATAAAAGCATTGGAATATAAAAAAGAAGCACACTTTAATTATTAAATACTAGATTTGTGATAAATAAACAAACAATAGATAAGATAGCGGCTCAATCCATAAATGAGATTGATATAGCTAGAACTTATAAAAACGGAAAGGTCAAGAGTTGGCAATCCAACGAGTCAATGTATTACGGTGTTAAAGAAACCAGCGAAGACTCAAGAGCTAATATCTCTTTGGGTCGGATGCAAGAGTTCGTTCACACCCTATTATCTAAGATTGATAATCCGTTAGTCTTTAAGTTTACTAAGCGTAAGCCATCACAACTAAACAGAGTTGAATTGTTAAACTCACTAAGGAGATTTGATGCTGATAGAAACTTCTGGGACTTAAAAGATATTGTCGGTAAGAAGCAAGGTATTATTTATGGCCGTGCTGTTTATGCTTACTATGCCTCATCTGATGAAGGCTATCAGTCTAACCTAGAGAATGTAGATGTCTATGACTTCTTGATTGACCCAGCTTGTGGTGGTATTGATATTGAGAATGCTTTCTTTATGGGTCGCTGGGGAGTAGTCAAAACTATTAAACAACTAAAAGACGGAGTTAAGAATAAGATTTACAACAAGGAAGCAGTATCAAGATTAATTGAAAGCGGTGGAAACTCAACAGAAGAGAATCAAGAGGAAATCAATAAGCGTAGTCGTTCCTATGACCAAGAAACTATTGGTGATAAAGAGAACAATAATCATAACAAGTTTAAGCTCTGGGAGTGGTTCACTACCTTTGAGGGTGAGAGATACTATATCTTAATGGATAACTCAGGCCAATGGATTCGCTGTGAGAAGCTATCTGATATGTTTTCTTGTAATACCTGGCCTTTCTGGACTTGGGCTGCTTTCCCTGATTTGACCGAGTTCTGGACACCAAGCTATTGTGATTATGCTAGAGATTTATTCCTAGCCCAAGACGCTAGTATTGGTCAGATGTTAGACAACGCTGATGCTATCAATAAGCCAATGAGAGCTGTTGATGTCAGTGCTATAGACGATGTAACCAAACTTAAGTATCGCAAAGACGGAATTATTCCAGTAAAGAAAGGCGTTGATATTAACAGAGCCTATCAGACAATCATTACTCCATCAATTAATACCCCTATTCAGGTTTTTGAAATACTAGAGGGCATCCAAGAGAAAGCATCAGGCGTTACAGCCCAAGCTAAAGGTACTTCAGACGAAGATGGTAAGGTTGGTATCTATCAAGGCAACGAAGCTGCTATGGCTGATAGGTTTGGACTATTAAATAAGTCATACTCCTTTGGCTATAAGAGATTTGCTAAACTATACGAGAACGGAGTTAAAGACCATTTAGTCAAGAAAGTGTCCATTGAGATACTTGGTCCTAACGGAGTAGAAGTTAAACAGATTAGCAAGCGTGATTTATATAAGAAAGGTGATGAATACGGAATAACTGTTGAGGCTTCTAATGCTGAGATGATGGCCAGTAAGCAAGATAGGAACGAGAAACTGGCTTTCTTGGCTTCAGAGGTCAATAACCCGATGATTAACAAAAAGAAGTCTTTTGAAATGAGAGCCTTAATATCAGGACTAAGTGAAGAAGATGTCAGACAGCTACTTGATACTAATTCTTATGGAAATGAGAAGTTAATGTCTGAAGCTGATAGAGATTTAGAGAGCTTATTGATGGGCGAGGTGATTGAAATCAATGACGCTGCCAATAATCAATACAAACAGAGAATGGTTGACTATCTGCGTGACCATAAAGAAGACATCAATGACAGACAATTCTTTGCTATTAGTGCCTATATTGATTCACTAGAAGATGTTATATTTAGAAACGAAGCCCGTAAGCTAGTCAATGAACAATCCCAAGAGATGTTAAACCCTGAATTAAACCCACTAAACATTAATCAACCACAACCTGAGATGCCTCAGGCGGTTCAAACAAATGGCCAAATATAAACTAAACACTAAAGGAGAAATCGTTAAGACAGACTTTGAACAAGTCTATAACAAGGAAGATTATACTAATGCCGTTGCTAAAGGTGAGCAAGCTATTAAGGAACTAGAAGCCCAAAGAGGTGTCAATCTAGCCAAGTGTGAGAACATATCTCACTTTCACCCAGAGGTATTAGATGTATCAGAAGAATTACGCAATCACATCTGGCTATATCACGAGAACTTTGTCGCAGCTAGAGAACTAGAACGACAAATCAAAATGATTAAAAAGAACAGCAAAGATGTTAAAGCCGAGATGAAAGAGATTGAACAACAAACAGGGGTAAAGTTTTAATATGTCAGAACAAACACAGCGATTACTAAAAATCAAAAATCTAACAGAAAGCGAGGGAGGGCAAGAATTGCTTTCTAACGCACAAAAAGACATTGATGGTATAATCTACCAGCTAACAGTTATTTATCCAACAGCGAGCCATTTAGAGCTAATTTCTGCCCTAGCTAAACTAGACTCACTAATGGAATTAAAGAACCAGTTAATAACTGCTGAAGAAAAGTATCAAGAAGCACTTGAAGAAGATAAAAATCTTGGAAAATAGTCGCTATTCTGCTCATTATGCACTAGTGAGCAGTAAGCGGAGATTATCCGTTTTACTAAGGCCAAAGTTATACGGCCAGCTTGGACTTCAAGCTTAATAAAAAGTTATATGGAAGAAAAAACCATTGCTCCTGAGGAGGAGTTGAAAGATACTGAGGTTGATGAGCCTGAAACTGAAGAGCCAGCTACTCCAACAGTTGAAGACATCATTGAACCAAAGAGAGCTGAGGAACAAGTCCCGTTAAAGACTTTCTTGGAAATCAAAAAAGAAAAGAAAGCCCTAGAACGAGAGATTAAAAACCTCAAATCTCAGGCACAGGATATGACTAAGTCAGAGATTAAATCTGATTTGCAGTCTATCGCTGATAAATATGATGTTGACCTTAATTTCTTATCGGAATTATCGTCAGTCATATACGCACAGGCCAAAGGTGATGCTGAAGAGGCAATTAAGCCTGTCTTGGAGAAAGAAGCTAAAGAACGAGTTGATAAAGCTCTAACCGAGAATATCAATAAAGCTCTTGAGGTTATGCCAGAATATGAAGGCGTAGTCAATAAAGATGTCTTAAAGTCATTAGCTAGACTCCCAGAGAATAAAAATAAGACCTTTCAGCAACTAATAGAGGAGACTTACAGTAAAACGGTCACTGGTAAGAGAACGATGGAAACATCTACTCCTCGTGGTGGCAAGGAATTAGTCTACGATGAAAGTAGAATTAATGACCCAGAGTATTTCAAAGAAGTAATGGCTAGTCCAGAACTTAAAAAGAAATACAACGAAGGCCTTGTCGGCCGCTTAAAATTATAGACCGATTTAATTTATTATGAGTTTAATTAATTTCCAAGAGCATTTTGATAATGCCTACGAAGAAATCTTTAATAAGGTTTTGGTAGGTAAATCAATTGCTAACTTGCGTTTTGAAAAGAAATTGAAATATGGTGAAAGTGTAGAACGTTTCGCCTATGATATTTCTGGTGTTCGTGTTCGTTCCACTGTCCGTGGCAATGCTTCTACTATTGATTCTATCTCTGATACCAGCGAATTGCTGACTATCAATTTGGAGAAAGAAGCTGTGTTCCATATTTCCGATGGTGAAGTGACCCAAGCTGGTCCTTTAAATCCTGGTGAGGTTATTGGTGGTCAGGTTGCTATTAAAGTAGCTACCGACTTAGATGCTCGTATTTTGGGTGAAACCTTGAATGCTGAGTTTGATTTTGACACTGGTGATTTAACAACTGGTGTTTCTACTGGTGTTCCTTTCACTTTGGATTCTACTAATGTTCCAAAGGCTGTTGTTCGTATGCCTGCTAAATTAAGAAGCAAGAACCAAACATTGACCAATCTTTGCTGGGTTATTGACTCTTATGGTGCTTCCGACATTGAACAGTATTTAATGGGTAAATCCATTGACTTGGCTGGTTATGTCTTTAAGAATGGCTATGCTGGGACTGTCAGAGGTGCTGACTTAATTGTTTCAGAGAACTTGACTGGTGAAGCTGTCCTGACTGATAGCGGAACATTTGCCGATGGTGAAACCTTTACCATTAATGGTGTTACCTTCACTATGAAGACCGCCTTAAGCTCTAGTCCTGCTGTTGCTGGTGAAATCGTTATTGGTGCTGATTTGGCTGCTTCAATGACTAATATTGCTGCTGCTTTGAATGCTCCTGGCACTACCACCACTACCTTTACTGCCTTGTCTGCTGCTGACCAGGAGACCATTGCTGACTTGAACATCACCGCTACCAAAACTGCTACCACTGTTACTATCGTGGCTGTTGGTTCTGGTCGCTTGACCTTGTCTGAAACTGGTGGTTCTACCTCTTGGAGCAGCAACTTCATTCACTCTTACTTTGGTAAGAAAGGTGCTATTGATGTTGTTGTTCAGGATATGAAGAAAGTTGATATGCGTCCTACTGCTGATAAGCGTGGAACTAATGTCTTCACTTCCTATCTAGCTGGTATCAAAACCTTTGCTGATGGTAAAAAGAAGTTTCTTGATGTCTTAATCAACGCCTAATTAATCGGTTTGTGGGGGTGGCAACACCCCCTATAGCCATAACTATAATGTTATGAAAACAGATAAAGATTTAGTGGGCATCCTGATTCAAGAGACCAATTCAGAGGGTTTAATTACTCTTTGTCAGTCAAAAGGTAGCTTTTTAACAACTGCCTCAAAGTTTGCTGCTGGTTGTTTATTGACTGATACCACTAGTGGTGTTGTCTATCGTAACTCTGGCTCAGTTGCATCCCCAGTTTGGAGTGCTATTGAAAACAGCATTGTAAAAAGCTATATCCCGACTGCTGATGGGACTGGCACTGGTCAGATTACCCCAGGAACTCAGATTGCCACAGTGACCCCAGCCGATGCTAACCATTGGGTTACATTACCAGAACCTGTTATTGGAACTTTAATCACTTTAGTTTCAACCAATACGACTGGTTATGAAATCAGAACATCTGCTCCAGCTACTGTTGGTATCAATGGTGGTGTTG